GGAGATCAATACCGAGTTTGTGAACATTTCGGTGGCTATCGCAACCAAGGCTGATTTGGCAAGCCCTACTTTTACGGGTACGCCAACCTTACCTACCGGCACGATTGCAACAACCCAGACCTTTGGTAACAGTTCAACTTTACTTGCCACTACTGCATTTGTGCAAGCAGCACTTGCGGCATTGCATCCTGTTGGTTCGATTTACATCAACGCCACTGTCAGCACCAACCCTGGCACTCTCTTGGGCTTTGGCACTTGGACAGCCTTTGGCGCTGGGCGAGTCATGGTGGGCTTTGACTCTGGCAATGCTTTGTTTGACACGGCTGAAGAAACTGGTGGTGCTGCGGATGCTACGCTGCCAAGCCACACCCACACGGCTACTTCTACTGTTACTGATCCAAGCCACGCACACACATACAACCAGCCACAAGGTCTGGTGGGGTACACGCAAGGCGGCAGTCAGTCTGTGCCTTATCCACAATCAGTATCAACAAGCAGCGCATCTACAGGCATTACAGTCGCCACGACTAACGCATCCGCTGGCACAAGCGGCACAAACGCCAACTACCAGCCGTACATTACAGTTTATATGTGGAAAAGGACTGCATGATCACGCACCACTTCAGCGATGGTTTGTATGCCAAAGAAGCCGCATTTGCGGCTGGCACAGCCATCCTGAAGCATACGCATGACTTCAACCACTTATCAATTCTTGCCAAGGGTAAGGTTGCGGTTCTGCGAGGCACAGAGATTGACATTGTTGACGCGCCAGCTTGCATTGAAATTAAGGCTGGAATGACGCATGGCGTCAAGGCCATCACTGATTGCGTTTGGTTTTGTATTCACGCCACTGACGAGAAAGACCCGTCTAAAGTGGACGAAATTTTGATTAAAGGGGAATAATATGCCTATGGCCGCCGCTGCAATTATGGGGGGTTCATCGCTACTTGGCGGTTTGTTAGCCGGTAAATCTGCTGAACGCGCAGCTCGTACACAAGCCGACGCGCAAATGAAAGCAGCCCAGCTTGCGGCTGAAGAAGCGCGTTTTAGGCCCGTAGGCGTTACGACACGCTTTGGTCAGTCGCAGTTTCAGACTGGGCCTGATGGTCGTGTGTCGGGCGCTGGCTACACACTAGACCCTGCCCTTCGTGCCTATCAAGACCGGTTCATGGGCTTGGCTGGTGGCGGTCTGTCTCAAGCTGAGATGGCGCAGCAGCAGTTTGCCCCCTTGCAACAGGGCGCTCAAGGTCTGTTTGGTCTTGGTCAGCAGTACTTGGCTCAGTCTCCACAACAAGCCGCCCAACAGTACATGGCTGGTCAACAAGAGTTGCTAGCCCCTAGCCGTGAGCGTGAGATGGCACAACTTCAAAACCGGTTGTTTAACACTGGCCGAGGTGGTCTATCTGTTGGCGCTACCAGTGCTCGTCCTAGTGGCGCGGCGGGTCTGGGTGCAGCCAGCCCAGAATTGGAAGCCTATTACAACGCCATTGCTCAACAGGATGCACAACTGGCTGCTGGCGCACAACAAGCCGGTATGGATCAGGCTAGGTTTGGTGCTGGTTTGCTTGGCACTGCTGGCAATCTGTTGACGCAGGGCTATCAAGGCCAGGCAGCAGCTCTTGGCCCATACGAGGCTTATCTGGCGCAGATGAAGCAGCTTGAGCTGCTTGGTCAGCAACCGCTTGAGCTGGGAATCAACATCGGTGCTAAAGGGCAAAGCAATGCAGCAGCACAAGCAATGTTGAGCACTGGGCCGACACGCGAATCGTTCGCGGCCAATGCTTTTAATCCGTTTGCTACTGCCCTGACACAAGCGGGTCAGAATCCGGCGCTACAAGCTGGTCTTGGTAAGCTGTTTAGCCCTAGCTACAATTACGGCGCTTTTGGCGGTGGTAGCGGTACATTTGGTGAAGGACAGTATTAACATGGCAACCGACATCGTTCAATCCTTATTCGGCGTTACGCCACAGGCTTACCAGCAAGCACAGCAAGACCGTATGGACGCGCAAGCGTTGCAGTACGCTAGGCTCGACCCATTTCAGCAAGCCAACTACGCCATTGGTCGTGGAGCTTCTGGCTTGGCTGGTGCTATTGGCGGCGCTCTGGGTGGGCAAGACCCTGAGTTGCAGCGCATCACAATGCGCCAGCAGATAGCTGGGCAACTGAATCCCAACGACATATCTACATTTGATCGCGGCATTGAGATGTTGCGTCAAGGTGGTGATGGTCAAGGCGCTTTGATGTTGCAGATGGAAAGAGACAAAGCGCAGCAGCTTGCTTTGACCCGTGGTGATGAAGCGCTTGTTCGCTCAGATTTGGCAACAAAACGCCGGTTAGAAGCGGCAGCGTTGCTTCAAAGACAACAGGCTCAAACTACTGCACAGGGTGCGTATGTCCCACCTGTGCCAGAGCAACAACAATTTGTTGAAGTAGATGCACAAGGCCAACCAGTGGTAATCCCAGCACAACCAGCTTCTTTTGACATTCAGCGTGTAGCACCTGAGTTGATGAAAACAGCAGCTGGTCGAGCAGAACTTGAGGCTCTTACTAAAGCTGCATCTGCCTCAAGACCAGAATATAAAGAAGTTGGCGGTGTTTTGTATGAAATACCTAAATTTGGTGAAGGTAAACCAAAGCCTGTAAGTGAGACAGCAAGAAAAACAATCACAATTGGAAATCGTGTCTTAGACGCAAACAACATGAGTGTTTTGTACACAGCACCAGACGCAACCCCAGCAGCTGTTGCAGAGTGGCAATCATTTCAAGCACTGCCTAAAAACCAACAGCAATCATTCCTACAATTACAGGCGGCAAAACGACCATCTACAACCGTTAATTTGCCCAATGAGGGTGAAAGAAAAGCAGCAACTTTAGCTAATAGATTAAACTTTAGCGTTGAGCAAATTAATCAAGCAATTGGAATAGACCCAACGGCAGCAATGCCAAATACCAGTATTGAAATCGCAAGATTTTTAAGCCGTTCAGAATTTATCCCCAATAAACTGACAACAGCACAACGGCAAATTGTAGAGTCAGCTCAATTAGATATTTTGGACGCTGCATTGACTCTTGGAACTGGTGCTGCTTACACGCAAGCCCAACTTGAAGGCTATCGAAAATCATACTTCCCACAGATTGGTGACAAGCCAGAAAATGTTGTTTCAAAAAGAGCAAGACTGCAAAACATATTAAAAAGTGCGGAGATTTCATCTGGGAGAGCAAAAGTGCCAACCCCAATACCTACTTCGGGGGCTGATTTATCTTCAATCATCACTGCCCCAGCTAGCAACTAAGGAACGATCATGGGACTACGAGAAGACCAGATTGCACAAGCAAAGGCGATGAAAACGCCTGATGGTGAGAGAATGTTTACTGATGAGCAGATTGAGGCACATGTTAAGTCGTTAGATTTGCAAAAGACATTTTCGCGCTCAGTCCTTGATCCTAATCAGCCTGATCCGCCATCACAAATTTTGCGAAAAATGGCGCAGGGTTTGACATTAAACACCGCAGATGAAATTGAGGCTTATTTAAAAACACTTGGTGGTGGTGATAGAGAGGCGGCTTTGCGTGATATACGCATGGGCTTAAAAAACTACCAAGCCGCAAGCCCAATTGCATCAACTGCCGCAGAGATTGTTGGGTCATTGCCATTGGCAGTAGTTGGCGCACCAGCCGCTGGTTCAACTTTAGTGCGGTCTGCCGCCAAGGTTGCAGGGACTGGGTTTGGTATGGGTGCAGTAAGTGGTTATGGACGAGCCGAGGGCGATACGTTGGACAGTCTCGCACCTGCAGCAGTAGCTGGAGTAACAGGCGCTGTAGCAGCCCCGTTAGTCTTTGGTGGTTTAAAGTTGCTTGGTAACTTAGCTGACCCAGTTCTAGATTTTGCCGCTAGAAAGTTTGGCGATAAATTTTCTAAGTCAGTCGAAACTGAAATAAGGCGCATTACTGAAGCAACAAGGATGACACCAGATGAGATTGTGCAACGCGTTGCTAACGGTGAACCTCTTTCTGAAAACCAATCTTTGTTGAGCGCAGTGCGGTTGCTTTATGCACAAGGGGGTCAACCAGCTAGCATTTTGCGAGGTTCATTAGGAACAAGGCCAGAGGCTTTGCGCGAAGGTGTAGTTTCAGACATCCAAAAAACATTAGCTGGTGACATAAAAGACCCCAATGTTTTGCGTGGATTTAAGGCGTCTGAAGCAGAAAGAAAAACAGCGCGAGGTCAGTTGTATGACCAAGCATATGAGTCTGGTGGAATTATTACCCCAGAAATGCTGTCTGCATTCCGTGAGGCATTAAAAAGAGCACCAGACTCTGTTAAAAATATCAATGATTTGTACTTAGCAAAAACTGGACAAAAACCATTTTTTAAAATTGATGCTGATGGTGAGATTCAGTTTCTCACAGCGCCAAACATTCAGGATATGGAAACAGCTAGGCGAGGCATTGCGACAACAATTAAAGACAAATTTAAAACAGGCCAAGGTGATGTTGGGACAGAGCTAAAGCCTTTTGAACTAGCATTAAGAGATGAGATTAACAAATCTTCTCAAGCGCTTAAAGATGCTAGGAGTACTGCCGCAAGCAATAAAACCACAACAGAATCATTTGACTCAGGCAAAAAAGTCTTTGGGAAAAGTCCGGATGAAATTGAAATTGAATTTGAAGCAATTGTTGGAAAAGGCAGCGATGCTGTGTCTGCATATCGGGCTGGTGTAATGGATCAGCTGAGGTCAAAAATGTCATCTGGTGCTAGAACAACATTGATGGGGAAATTGGCAGACGCCAATACAAAAGAAGGTTCTATTTTTAGAGTCATTTATCCTCAAGACAAAGTTGATAACATATTAAAACTGGCGGCGACTGCTGCACAGTCTCAACGTGCTGCTGGGAAAGTTATGGGAGGTTCAGATACTTTTGCCATGCAAGCTGAGGCAAAGCAACAAGGCATCAACATTTCTGGTGAAGAAATTTCATCTGCTCTTAGCGGCAATACTTTCAGTGCTGCAAGAATTTTAGGCAAATGGATGCAAAAAAATGAGCCAAATTTGACTCCAGAACAAAAGCAGGAGGTTGCTAGGATTTTAATTTCTACAGACCAAGATGTGATTAAAAAAGCGTTGATGGACAACTCAAAGTGGGACGAGATTCAGAGAAAAGCAAGAGCAATTGGTAGTAGCATTACACGCACAACACCTGGCCTGTTTAATGTACCGACTCAAAATCTAAGAGAAATGATCTCGCAATAGGAGTAAAGCATGTTCCCTTTGACAGCCCTACTTGAAGTCGGCGGTAAGCTAATAGACAAGCTGATTCCTGACCCAGAAGCCAAAGCCAAAGCGCAGCTTGATCTGGCTAAGATGGCGCAGGATGGTGAGTTGGCAAAGATGGCTAACGACACTGAGCTTTACAAGGCAGAGCAGGCTGGCGTGTCTGAGCGCTGGGATGCAGATATGTCTTCAGATTCGTGGCTGTCTAAAAATATTAGGCCGATGGCTTTGGTGGCTATTTTTGTAGCCTACTTTTTGTTTGCCCTGATGAGCGCCTTTGGGTACAACGCACAGGCATCCTATGTCGAGTTGCTTGGCCAGTGGGGCATGCTGGTTATGTCTGCTTATTTTGGTGGACGGACGCTTGAGAAGATCATGGAAATGAAAGCTAAGAAATGACACCCAACTTCTCTCTTGCAGAACTGACCACCACCAGCCATCGCCAGTTTGACAATACGCCAAACGATGCAGAACTAGCCAACTTGCAAAAGCTGGCTGAGTTCTTGGAGGAGGTTAAAGCTCTGCTGGACGGCAAGCCAATCATGATCAATTCTGCCTTTAGGTCTAAGCAAGTCAACGATTCAGTAGGTAGTAAAGACACCAGCCAGCACCGCACGGGCAGCGCGGCTGACATCAGAGTGCCCGGCATGTCTCCAGACGCCGTGGTGAGGGCTTTGGTGGCCTCAGACCTACCCTTTGATCAGGTTATCCGTGAGTTCGATGCTTGGACTCACATCAGCATCAGCTCAACGCCACGCCGTCAAGCGCTGATCATTGACCGCGCTGGGACTCGGCCTTTCGCATAAGCGCCCGATACGCCTTGATCAGTCTACTGATCACAGGAGCGCTGACATTGAACCGCCGCGCAATCTCTTTCATGTTTACACCGGAATCGTACAAAGAATAGACTCGGCTGGCTGAGATGTCCTTGGGCGGTCTACCAGCACCGGCTCTCTTGCCGCCGTGGGTCATGTTGACTCTAACCCATGATCAAACGCCCATTTATTTGGGTCAATAGGTGCTGTCTCTCCAGCAGTCAAGTCATTGCCGCCGACTTTGGGCGCACTTACCACACCATGAGGAAATCCGTAAGAAGCCTCGGGTGCGGTTGCAATTTCTATTAGTTTGTCATACAACGCATCTTGGTTTTGTTTCCACTGCGGCGCTACAGACGGGTCGTAGGACATGTACTGATCGTACATCTTGAGCAAAGTCTCGCGGTCAAGGTAATAGTTGCGTACTTCCGACAATTCAAAGATGTCCTTTGATAACGCAAGCATTGCGGCTTTGTGGTGCTGATCATCTCTACCCCACTCGGACATCAGCTTGGCGCTCCACTTTAAGTCATCGCCGTTTCTTCTGAGCACTCTCATCGCATTATTTCCTCTCTTTTCTTTGTCCAGGAGTTGTGTAAAAGCACTTCAAAGCATTGCTCTTTTAAGGCGTGTTCTGCTTGGCGAATGAACTTAGGTAGGTTTTCCGCAGACATAAGCCAATGAGCATATTCCTGTTTACCAGACACAGCCCTCGCCCAATAGTACGGCCCATTAGTCCCTATCCATTTGCTGGGTAGCTTATCAAAAGTAACTTTCATTTCTGCTTTTCCTTGACATATAAATCAGCCTCTGGCGTAAGCCAAATAGGATAGCGCAGCGCCCTACTACACATGTTTCCAGATTTCCTGACTACGCCAATGACAATGTTGGTTATTGCTATCTTGTCTTCGACTAACATGGCTTTCCATTCTTGTTCTGTCATGCTTGTCCTCTTGCGCGGATTTTGAATGCCATATCTTTTATATGCCCATCAGTAACTATGTAGTCGTAAACATAGTCACACATCTTTGCACACGCCTCACGCTCTGCTGCTGCGACAAGGGCGGCAAAGCGTAAAAGAAATTTAGTCTCAAGCGGCCACAAGTGTTTACCCGCCTCCTCTGCCATGCGGATAATGTCTTCTTGTGTCATATCAACAAACTCCAAATCCAAATGCCAGTGAAGAACAGCGCTAAGCAGATGACCGCCAAGACCACAAAAATACACCAGAGCATTACCACGCCGATCTTGTGCCATTGGTCTGACACTGGCTCAATGTCATCAGGAACAATTGGATACGGCTTGACCTTGCGCGTCTCAGTCTCCAACTCCGCATTTGTGAAGTGACAAAAGTGATCGCATTGTGGGATATGGGCGCAGATGCCCCCTGCATCGCATTGCCTGATCATATTAATTCCCTTTGAAATGGGTTAATTTTCCATTCGCGTTCCCAGCGCCCTGAATAAGACTTGACAACATTACCCGTCAAGCTAATTTTCCCCTCACGTTCTAGTTCGTGCAGCCGCCTGGCAACTTGCATGGATTCAAGCCCCGTGATGGCGGCGATGCCATCTTTACCCAATGCGCCGCCCTTGGCTAAACAATCCACAATCATTTGGGCGTGGCGCTTGGCAAGGTCTTTTGCAGACCCTGCCGCCTGCCAGCTGGTCAAAGGGTCTGTTTTTCTGTTTCTTGGATGCCGCATGGTTATTCCTTAAAAGGGTATGTCATCAAGCACGATGGGCCACGGCTTGACCCTGCGCGTCTCCGGCTCAAGCTCCGCACTGGTGAAGTGGCAAAAGTGCTTACATTGAGGCTTGTGTGGGCAAATGCCACCCGTGTCGCATTGCCTGTTCATACCACCTCCTTTGTTTCGTCTACTGCCAAATACGCCTTCAATCGCTTGACCCTGTTTTTGTTGTACGTCACCATTGACTGCGCGTACTCAACACCAGTCTCAGCCCTCAACAGATCATGTTCGGCGTGGATTAGTTCATGCGCTATTGCCTGTGCTGGCGTCACGGTTTTTGTCATCAGCTTTAGTTCTGTCCATAGGTACTTGAGCATCATTTTGTCTCCGTAACTTTAACAACGCGTTGAGATCGGCCAGATGATGCCAAGCGGCGCTCTCCTGTATCGACAATAAAACCTTTACGCATTAAAGGAGCAAACCTTGGCGTAATTGAATGACTGCGTAGGTGGGCAAGTTCTCTTTCAACATCATCAGCAATGCAACCATTGGTGTGTTTTTTAATGACTTCATAAACCATTGACTCTAATTGGCTAGTGTCAACAGAGTTAGCGGCAGCATGACTTGTATCTGGGTCATTTGTGCGAACAAGTTCTTTGGGATGAGTGCCAAAAATACGCTTGAAAAGATCATCGTTGTTCATAAGCCACCTCAAAAGTTCATGTCATCATCAGGCTGATCGGTCTGCCGTGTCCGATCCTGTGGCTTTGGATCGTTCATGTATGCCCATCCGTCCCACCCGCCTTCGCGTAACGGGATCACATCAATCTTGAGCATTGGGCCGTTCTTTGTGTCGATCACAGACCCAATTCGCTGATAACGTTTCTTTGTTTGGCCTTCGCTGTTGCGGTATTCACCAACGATGCACGAAATTTCTTTGACTACTTTTGACATTTTTACTCTCCGATGATTGATTTAAGGGCGATAACTTTGGCGTCCACCTCTGCCAAAAACTTGAGAACTTCTTCTTCAGTGATCCTGAGCCAGTCTGGATTGCGCTCAACTCTGTAAACAAACAACTGTGCCTTCGTTGGCATTCTTGGATCAAAGACAACATAGTCACACCAAGAGCGATCAGCGCAACGCATCTGCCACTGCATCTGGGCGTAATATTTTGGATCAACAGGATTTGCTCCCTGAGAGTAAGACAGCCAGCATTCCAATGCAGTGCTTGATGACGGACATTTAATCTCCACCATCCCATCGTCACCCACCAGGCCATCGGGTGATGCTCCAGAGGCTTCAATGTCGGGGTGAGGCACAAACCCCACCTCTTCAACCATCTGCCCTGTATGAGCCTCGTAAGCAGCTCTAGCGAAAGGTTCTTGTTCCGTACCCCATTGCATTGCGGCATTAGAGTAAGACTCACCTCTGGTCTGGGTGACACGCTCCAACACCAACTGAGTTATGTAATTGGTGCGGCTGGCGCTGTATCCCGTTTTGGTCTTGGCAAGTACATCAGCTATACGACTGGCGGTGACTTTGCCCAGCCTGTCGGCAAACCAGCTTTCAGTTCCTTGTGCTTCGCTCATGATTTCACCTGTTTTGCGCGTTCAACCCGTGCTTTTTTGGCTTGAATAACTTCGGCCTGAAGTACCTGATTGCCTTGACAGGCATCAAGTGCTTCTTTGTAAATCTTTGCTAACTCCTCACTGCTACCGCTACCTTCGATTGCTAACAGATGATCGGTGATGTCTGGTGTCTTTACCTCTGGGCGGCGGCTGGCGCTGTTGCCGTCATCGTCTTCTGGTGCGATACCGCAAGCGGCCATTAACGACCCGCGACGGGCATAGGTCAAACATCCCATCGCGCCTTGGGGATCTTTCTTCATAATGGGAAATCTAAGAATTCCAGTTTCCAACATTTCGCCTGATTCATGCACAAACACGGTTTCAATCATGATGCCGTCAACGCAATCGTAGGACTTCTGGATCAAGGCAATGCCGTTGTCGTTAAGCGCATCTATGACAGCCTCTACGCAAGCTGACAGGTCAGCGTAGCGTGAACCAAAGTGCGGGTTTCTGCTACTTTTAAGGGCAGGGCCAAAGGCTTTTTGAGCCTTGACAAATGCGGTGGCTATGTTTTTCATGATTTCTCCTGTGTAAGTTCAAGTAAAAGTAGGTCAAGTTCTTGCTGGAATGTCTCTAGCAAATGGTTTTGAGTCTCAATGTGAGATTCAAGAAGTGCAAAGTAACAAGCAATTTGCTCTTGCGGGTTGTTGCTGCTTTTGAAGGCCAAGTCTTTGAGTAGTTTCATAGACCCTCCAAAATCATCTGTTCAATATGCTGAACAAGTCTGGGGTTGATGATTTCGAGGCACTCTTTATGAGAGCCGTCCACGAACAATGCGTAGACTGTGACGATGGGAGGCCAACTCGGGCTGATGTCGGTGGCATCCTCACCAAGCTCTACCTCAGCCATGCCCGTGAAGGTAAAGCCAAAGATGGTTTTGTCAAAATGAATGTTCATGCTGACTTCTTGCCAAATGCTTTTGCAATTGCTGCTTGCAAAACTTCCAATGTGCCAAGCTCTTCGTAACACTGAGGGTGATTGTCAAAGAGGGTTAATGCCTCAATGCAAGCCTCAAGCAATTGGGTATTGACAGACTCTAACCGCCACAGTTCATCAGCTATGCTTATTGAGTATTCTGCTGCGTTGCCCTTGTCTGCTTGTTCAGCCAGATAAATTGCTGTTGATGTTGTCATGCTATCTCCTTGAAAGACCCGTTAGGGATTGAAAAGGCCGAAGCCTCGTGGGTTGTTAAGCAATTTGCTCGTTAAGGATTTCAACAGTTGAGCCGTACTTTTGAACCAAGTACTCTTTGACTTCCTTGGTGTAAGGACGCGCTATGGTGTTGTACTCACCTTCACCATAAGTCTCACTTGGCTTGCGGAAAAGAACCTTCTTGGCACATTGGCGTTTGAGTGAGCGTTGTGTCAGGTATTGGTTCAGCAAGTCATTGATAATGATCTCGCAATCTTGAGGCATCACACAAGCCTCGTTTGTCTCAGGGTCGATGAAGTTGCAGACCTTAGGTGGCAGTGTCTTTGCCCACTCATTAATGCGTTCAGCAACTGCATGTGGGTGGACACTGTCGCACCCGCCTTGCCCGTCATTCTCTACTGTTCCAACCTTCTTGCCATCTATGTAGATAGTGGCTTGGAAGCACTCTGTCTCATGGCTAGCAAACTCGCTGTGCTTAATGTTTTTCAGTTGAATGTTCATCTTGATGCTCCTTAAAAGACCCCTTGCGAAATTGCTGGGGCATGGCTTTATTGTATAGAGGTCTGCACACTCATCAAGTCTTTTTCGTAGGGGTTTTCCCTAATAAGCAACACTTGTCTTTAGTGTAGTAGAATGTACAGATGACAAAAGAAGAAGCGATCATCAAAGCTGGTTCACAGTCCAAGTTGGCTAGGCTACTGGGTGTTACCAGAGGTGCAGTCTTCCAGTGGAAGGCACTACCAAAGGGTCGTCTTTATCAGCTGATGGTCATCAGGCCAGAGTGGTTTGATCGGCTATAATTTTTGTGAAACACGGCTAGGCTGAGCCTGATCTCTCAGCCGAAAAGCGAGCCTCCCCGCCTGCCGTTTGTTTCTTTGTTTACGGAGGACAGCGAAGGAAAACTCTATGCACTACTACCAATTCAACATTGGTGACTATGTAAGCCACACACGGCATCTTTCCCCCATTGAAGACATTGCTTACAGGCGGTTGCTTGATGCCTACTATCTAAGTGAACGCCCGTTGAACAGCGGTCTAGCGGCTGTTGCACGGCAGATTGGTCTAAAAGAACACGAGGCAGAAGTACATGAGGTGCTTCAGGAATTCTTTAAGCTAACTGAAGATGGCTGGATAAACACCCGCGCCGACAAGGAAATTTCCCACTTTAAGGGTAAAATTGAACAGGCGTCTAGGGCTGGCAAGGCATCAGCTGAACGCCGGAGCAACTCCCGTTCAACGGACGTTCAACCAACCAATAACCATGAACCAAGAACCAATA